TTCTTAACCCTATCTTCCCACCAGGCATCTAAACTATAATATCTACTGAATGAATCTCCGTCATCTCTTGGTGTCATTTCTTTACGATAACCTAAATAACTACCGTGTGTATTATTCTCTTTATAATTAGACGGTTCTTTACCAGTAGTTGGTGCTAGTTGTCCTTTACTTTTAACATTTAACACATCATCACTTACCAACAAGTTCGCCGCAAACCTACCGAGTGGTGATGCTTCTGCTGTATCATTATTCTCTGACTTAAATCCACTTGTCTTGAATACTGTATTTTCTTCTCTTGGTTTTCTCTTTGTGATTTTAACCTTTTTCGTGGCTTTCTTTCCCCATAGATTTCTACCATCTTTGGTTTCTGATTGTTCTGTATCTCCAAATGCTGAAACTCGTTCATAGGTATCTTCCGATGTGAAATTTTGAGCATTCCGTGTTTCTCCGAAATCTTCTTCTCCCCACTTATTCCATCCTCGTTCATCTGAAAAGTTTTCTTTATTGTTTTTATCACTCACATACTTTTCATAATCACTTTTAGATTTTCGTGCTGGTTTATCCCAACCACCACCATACATTTCTTCTTTTCGTTTTTCTATAAATTTTTGGTGTCCTGCAACATTATCTTTATCAAATTGTTCCTCATCACTCATTCCTGCAAATGGTATTCTACAATTATCCAACCAAGTGATCCCTTTTTGATTATCAAGTGCTTGGTCTAAATAACCTTTCTTCTCTAATGGTTTCATTGCCACAATCACCACTTCTACTGCTGGTTTTGGTTGGTATCCTGCATAACTACCATCAAGTTTCTTTGCTTCGTCTGATGCTGGTGCAGTAATCAATCCACTCTCTCTGGCCGCATTTGTATGACCACCACCTGCTGCATTTCCACTTCTTATGTCTGTATTCAAATACTTATGTCGTGGATCTGGATGTTTTCCAACTACTTTTCGTTCTTTACCTAATCTCTTATCAACGGCCTTTCCTATGTTCATAGCCTTTGGGAAACCTGTAGCATATGTCCAATAGATTGGTGTGTATCCAATCTCAAATCCAACATCTTCTAACATCTGTACCATTCTGTATTGAACATCACTTCTTGGTGCACTCATTACGAATGCAAATGAACCTGGTTTCAATACTCTCAATGACTCTTCAAATATTTCTTTAGGTGGCAACATCTTATCCCAAGACTTACCCATAAATCCATATCCATAAGGTGGATCAGTACAGAGTAAATCTACTGAATTATCTTTGAGTTTTTTTAACTCATCAATACTATCTCCATTGATTAGTTTACTGTTCTCCATATAAATTTTTCCTTTTTTCCTTTCTACGTTGTTCGATTTTCTTCAATCTATACCTTTCCTTAGCCTTCTTTAGAATCTTGGTCTTATTACGCTCATAGTGGTCCATCTGCCACTTTCGTTGAGCTTCAAGTCTTTCTTCTTCGGTATAGTATTTCTTTTTTCTACCCATTATTTATCTTAGCAAACCTATTAAGTTGAGTCCAAGTTTGCATTATCCAACTATCCATATTTGGTAAGGCACCAAACATCCTATCTTCCATAAACATCTTTTGGAAAATTGGTTTATTTAATTCAGGTATTTTACCATTTACTATTCTGTTAATCTTTAATTTAGCACCACCACTAATATCCACATCTGATAATTGCATCAATCTGTGATTAATATCTATAGTATCTTGATTATCAAGTATTAGATTGTAAAATCTCTCTCCTTGATGTTTATGTGCTTCTTTAATTACATCATCATATGATATAACCTTTCCTTCTATGCCTAAATCAGGAAAGTGTTTTAGTAAGGTCTTGGCACCAATACCCTTTACTCCTTTAATATTATCGGAAGTATCACCTTCAAAAACTCTACTTAATAGCAGATTTTTAGATGTTACCTTGTATTCCTCTAATATCTTTTCAGGATTGTAAAGTTTCTTTTTGGTGGGAGACCAAACTGAAATTCTATCATTTACCAATTGTAAGAAATCCTTATCGGTACTCATGATAATAACATTGCTCTTTGGCAATATTTGTTTTGCTATATAACCTATGGCATCATCTGCCTCAATACCATCAATGGACATTATACTCAAAGGTAATTTCTCTAAGTATTCTACACAACGAGATAATTGCATCATCATTGAGTGTCGCTCATCTTCGATATTTTCAAAATCGTTTACACGATTGAGTCGGATTTTCTTTGTTCTTCGTTTCGCTTTATATTCCGGATAAAGTTTACGGCGGCGGTTGCTCCCACCAGTTCCATCAAATGTTATGATGGTGCGAGTGGGAGCTAACATTTTTACTGCGTAACCAACTGACTTTAAAAAACCAACTATTCCACCAATGTGAATTCCATCATCATTAGTAGTTGGTATCACACTAAATACTCTAATAAAAGTATTTAAGCCATCTATTATCAGTACTTTTTCATTGGGATTTGTTGTGTCCGTTTTACCGCCGTGTTTCTTTATCTCATCGAGAATAGAAAGGTACTTACCATTATTCAACACCGACCACTTCATCCGTATATACTACATCATCAATACCTAAATCGGCTGATTGATATTTTAGTATAGATACTTCACAGATTAAATCATAAAGGTGTTCTTTTAATCCATCAGTTTCGTCTAATTTCCTTTCAAAGTCCTTAGATTGAAATTTGATATCTTTACCTTTATATTCTAAAGTGTACCAAGCTCCAGCAATTTTCAAGAGTTTATGTTCTTTCAACACCGTTAGCCAACTTCCCATATCATCTATACCACTATCGAAGTATAAATTGAAATCGGCATGACGTAAAGGTGGTCCCAAACGATTCTTGATAATTTGACATCGGGTTTTCATACCCAATACATTTTTTGCTGTGTCTTTGATTTGTCCCATATTCTTTAATCGAATACGAGTTGATGAGTGAAAAGGTAATGCCTTACCACCACTTGTAGTCCAAGGATCACCGAACATTACTCCGAGTTTTTGTCTGAGCTGATTAGTGAATACGAGAGCTATTCGTTCTCGTCCAATCATTTGAGTAATCTTTCTCATCGCTTTTGAAACGATAATTGCTTTACTCGTTGCCCAACCATCTTTCTCAAAATCGGCTTCCATTTCTACTTTGGTTGATGCCCCTGCCAAACTATCCACAAGGATCGTAACTAGCCTTTCTCTATCTGATTCTCTAATCTTAGTGACTATGTTTTCAATACATTGAAATATATCTTCTACTGTTTCCACATGAAGATATAATAGATTTTGAACATCTACACCAATAGTTTCTAACCATTCTCTACTAACAGATGTCTCAGTATCAATGTAGACTGCAAGTCCACCCTTCTTCTGAGTTTCTGAGAGAATGTGAGTTCCTATTAGAGATTTACCACTCGATTCTAAACCATTAATCTCTGTAATTCGTCCTACGGCTATTCCACCATTAGGACGATTAGAGATTGCTAAATCTAAAATCGATGAACCAGTTGATATAAATTCCTTGATATCAGTTGGAGTGGCATTTGAACCATCTAAGAAATAGGCTACCTTCGTATCCTTGAACTGTTTATTAAGGTTATCGGCAAGAACTTGTGCAAGTTCGTCTTTTGCTGATATAGACATATATGTCTCCTTTATTATTTATTAAACAGGTCGTCAAAAGCATCATTAACTCCAGTAGTACTTGTTACTGCACTTTCTAATGCTTTACTTGTTGCTGGTGTGTTTGTCTTTTCTGATCCTTTTTCTCCATCTTCATCACTTGGGTTCAACCAATCATGTAGAGCTTCTGCAAGTTCATCATAACTTAATTCGTTATAAACTTCGCGGATGTCTTTTTGGTCATCAAGTAATGTAGATAAAACTGCCTTATCTTCTGTAACTGGTGTTTGATTCGGTTTAACACGGATGTTAGTCTTAGGAAACGATGCTCCAGTTTCTTCAGCTGTTAGGAATTCAACCACGACATCACGTCCATTTATAGGATCACTAATATCACCATAATCAGGATCTGATATAATTGATAATAGTTCTTGATATACGGTTTTACCAAATCCCCAAAACTTAGAGCCTTGGTTTTCTTCACCACGAACACAAACTGGTGCAAAAGTTCTGAGCTTTGCTTCCAATTTTTTGCCAAGTTTCCAATCTTCACGATTTCCACTTGACTTTAGTTTCTCGGCAAATTCTTCAATTGGGTCTGGACGACCAAATGAGATTGGGGAAAGAAAAGTCTTTCCACCTAAATCATAGTGAAAGAATAATTCGATAAACGGTATATCGGAGTTTAGTTTGTAAGGTAAAAGACGGATTTGTGTCTTTCCTGGTTGAGGTTTCCACAAGTTTGTTGTTCTTGTAGTTGAGGTTTGTAACTGATTTAGTCGCTTTCTTACGGCTTCAATATCCATTTGTTATCTCCTATTGTTATTTTTATTTGTTATTAGTTAATTGTCATTGGTGTAACCTTTGACAATAATAAATATTGGGCTGTTTAAAAAACAACCCAAATTTTTACGCTAAATCTGATTTATTCTGTTGCTGATTTAACATTCTTCGCAACATCACCCTTTTGACCTTCGCCGATTTCAAATTCAACTTTCTGACCTTCTGATAAAGTCTTAAATCCGTCTATTTGAATTTCGGAGAAATGGACAAAATAGTCTTTTGAGTTTTCCGTTGCTGTATCAGATATGAAACCATATCCTTTTTTAGCGTCGAACCACTTTACTGTACCTGTGTTCATTGTTTTTCCTTATTTTGTTTATTTATTACTGTAAATCTTATCTGATAAAATCAGACTCCACCATGTGGTTAAATCGACTTACGGAGTTATTGATGACATTTTGCCACAATTTGAATTTTTTATTAAAATATTTTAAAATGATAGGTTTTTTTCTTTGGTGGACCTTTAAGTTCATCCCACTGAGTTTGTAAATTTTCTGATACACTTAGAAAGAAGTGTAATTTACTCCACACCATAATTAAGTGAAAAGAACGATTGAAAAGTATTGCCGAGATAACTCTGTAATTAGCTTCTCTGGGATACTTTTCATCATAACCATAATATTTGTTCCAATAAATTTTCATTTTTTAATTCTCAATATAAAAGGGTGGTGAGTTTTAGATAATTAAAAATTATCGGGTATATGTAAGAAAGCCTCACCACCATTGAATATATATATCACCTAAATTTCTCAAACACTATTTTTTATAGCTAAAAAAATTGGGGAATCCAGAGTCCTCAAACGAGTCCATCGGTATAGTCTAACTATCTATTCCCCAAAATTTTTGAGAGTTCCAAATCGGTAGTCACTCTCAAACCCACCAAGATTTCAAATTACCGTAGAAATCTCATAACCACGGTGCAATTTTATTTAAGTCTTAATGTCATAGTATCAGTATAATCACCATAACTAGCTGTAATCTTTAATGACTTTCCTATCATTTCAGGAAGTAGTCCTACCATAGTATAAACTTTACCATTCTTAGAATAACTTATAGGATTTACGGCTGGATAAACATCAGTTGCTATTCCATTACCCCAAAAAAACCTTTTTTCAGTTTTCCAAGTAACTCTGTGATAACCACTCTTTTCAGATATCGTGCCTTCTAATTTAATAAGTGTTTGTCTATCAGGATTCACTTTAACACTATAACCACCAATACCACCCCTTACTCCGTATCCACTAACTGGTTTAATATTTATCTGACCAATTAAACTTGATATGAATAATAGTGATAATAGTAATAACTTTTTATTTCTCATTATATAACCTTTTCATTCTCTACTCTTTTTCCACTTTAAATATTTCGTCTGCCATCCAACCAAATCTTTTTAATGGTAGGAAACCTTAAACTAAGTTCAGAATCTTTATTAGATGACTCTTCAAAATATTGTACAGTAATTTCTTTACCAATTATCAAATCTGGATTCTCTGAAAATAATCTTCGCTCTTCAACTGAAAACCCTGAACCAACTGAAACATCATAACCTTTATGTTCTATTATTACATTAGTCATGACTTCTTCGGTTGTTTCTAATTTAGTAGATTTGTCAATTAATCTAAACGGACCAACTTCAACACTTTTAACAACATATTCATCATCATGGAATTTCTTAATTTTTAATAAATCATTACTTCTTTTACCTTCATACTCAACATCTTTTCTAATCATATTTCCTTCCCAACCATTACTCTGAGCTTCTGCAATCAACTTATTTAAATGTTCTGTATCATCAATTTTAATTAATTTCACATAAGTTAATATAGTAGAACCCTTTAATGCTGGACGACCATTACCCATTCGTTCTGATAAAATTCGGTTGGACTCTCCTAAATCAAATTCTGATAAGGACAATGAATCAAAAATTTTATATCTTGGATTTGAGATAGTTTCATCTTTTCTCTTTATCTGACTTACGGCTGAAGTAAAATCTTCGTTTCCGTTTTCGTCAATAATACAAAGTTCTCCATCAAAAACTCCATCTTGTATTCCAACTCTCTCAATTTCTTTCCGTACATTATTTAATGTCGTAAATTCATTTCCGGCTCGAGAATAAAAAGTTACATCACCATTCTCTATCCGAGTAATTACTCTAACTCCGTCTAATTTTCTACTCCCATACCAGTCATCTTTTTCAAAATCAATTTTCTTAAAATAATCTTCATATTTTTTAGCTAATACAACTTTAAATTCTGGAATCAACTCTGGATACACCTTGTTAATTATAGAAACTCCTGTTCGAGTCTTTAAGTCTTTATCTATTATACAATATAATAAAGTATCCCACTCCTTATTATCTGATATGAAACCATTTATAGACTTGATTGCGTCATGTCCTGTTAATTTCCTTAAATATAAATCATCAAGTAAATTAAATATATTAGTATAGGTATTTGTAATACCTAAATCTTGTCGTTTCTTTAAAAGTTTAGAAGTAACCCCATATTTTTTATATGGATTATACACATATTCTAAAATTTTGGTCATATCAGTATACGAACTCAAAATTTCCTTTTTATCATTTAATGAATTAGTATTTTGTAATTCTATTACTAATTCATTTAGTCTATCAAAGTTAATTTTCTCTCTCACTTTTTACACTAATTCCAACATTGAAAATGGAACGTTGTAACTCGAACCTCTCATATCAACAATAGCTTTCTTGATATTCATCTTAGTGATGACACCAGGAGTTTTCTTTGTCTTTTGAACCACGAATACTTTAGCTCCAACACATAGTGATGCTTTACCCAACATGGTTTTACAATCATTAATGAAAGCTGATAAGTCATTCAGTTCTGAAAGACTATTTAGTTTTCTAATTTCATTTTTTAAGTTCATTGTTTACTCTCTCTTTTTGTTACTTGATCTTACGACAAAAAAGTGATAAAGTCAAGGCTTTTTTTCACTTTTTTTAATTTATTTGTAAGTTTCCGCGTATATACCCATGCCATTCATTGCCTCGTCAAAATCATGTAGTTCTTTTAACCTACCATTTACCTCGTGAAAGAATTCTTCGGGTAACTCTACCTTCTTTTTCTTTATACAATACCAAGTACAGTAGTTCCCACCCTTATAGTTGATTTCAGCTGTTAATGTTTTACATTTATCACACTTCATAGTTTTTCTCTCTTTATTCATACTGGAATATACCACGAATATTTGATAAAGTCAAGTGTTTTTTTCACTTTTTTTAAGTTTTATTGTGTATCAAATCTAACGCCAGATTATGAGAAAATCTACCAGCTTTTGGACCTCCATTTACCTTACCATCACTTTCACCTGGTACTTTAATCCAAAGGTATGCATCTACTATTTTATTACAAGTTTGAGTGGTTGGATATTCACCAATTGACCTACCATATGGATTAAAATGTTCTTTATTAGCTCCATTTCCGTTACGGGACGTGTCGATTACGAAATGTTTCCCATCTAACCTCTTACTTATAGTCTTTCCATATTTATAACAGGTTGATGTAGCATAATAGTTACTGGTATTGATACTAAACCCTCTAACTTTATGCACATCACACATTCTCAGATATGAGACAGCCTTTGGGACTGATAACCATGTTGGATGTCCAATATCGAGATAGACTAACGCATTTGTCTTACTTAGTAAATCAACTGATTTCTTTATCAAAGATAATCGTTTTAATCCATCAACTACACCCATTTCTTCCATATGTGGAATACAATCTGGTTCGTATATCACAATAGGACTTCTATCACCTATTGCGTCACAAAATTCACTAATAAATTCTAAATACTCTCTATTACTCTCTGCACCACCTTTTGAGTGATGTCCTAAATCTCTGTATGGGATTGAATATATAACTAATATGGGTAAATACGGGTCTGCCCGTTTTAATAGTCTTTGAATTGATTTTTTGGTCTTTCTAATGGTTCTTTTGGGCCCAACTCCAAACCAAAAGGATGTTGGTTCTCTTGTGATTTCTTTTATTGGTGGGTATTCTTTACAAACTTCTTTTCGATTATTCCATTCTGGATAATAAAACCTATAATTCATTTTTTAAGTTTTGGTCAGTCTCCCAGGTATCAACGTTTACAATAGTATAAATTCTTGTTCTAATTTTGTTAAGTCCTTCATCATTTACTAATAATAGAGTATTTTGATATTCTTCCCAAGGTACTGGAAAGGTTTTATCTAACACACCATTATTCTTTTCTCTAATGATTTCATTTAAAGAATTAATAGTATAAAGTGTGTTGGTCTGTTTCTTTCTGTGTAATGCTATTGTATCAACACCTTCAATATAATTATCTTCATTTTGTGGTATATTATAAGTACAAATTAACTGATGATGGTCATCTTCATTAGTGAATACATAAATTTTGTTGAATACTATGTCATGGCACTCGATGATAAGACTTACTGTATCGTAGAGTCTATTTCGTTTAGTGAATGTGCAAAGTAGTTGTGTTTTCATTATTGGGCCTTCCAGTGTGCAGCTGACCAAGATGATTCCGATTTACCATATAGTAACATTCCAACCATAACTTTTTGTAAATCTTTATTACTCATATGAGTTACAATTGAACCCAACACTATGGTTTGAAATCTTGCATTTAAAGCTGATTTAATCTGACCTTCCTTCTTTTTCATTATTTTAGGATGAGTATTTAATCGGTCAAGAAATGCCTTTTCACTACCAAATGCACTCTTCCAATCTCCGTGTTGAGTACCATAAGAAGCGTTTTTAATTTTACCAAAAGCTGTTTTAACTGTACTAAAGTTCTTTTTTCCTGTGGCTCCATCAAAAACGAATTTTTTTGTTTTCTTATCTAGCTTTACATTAGTTTTATATACACCCTTTACTGCAGAATATATTCCTTTTTTAAAAGTATCAAATTCTGTTAATTTAGCCTTACCTTGTACCGCCTCTGCTCCCTTTTTAATAACTTCTCCCCTAATTAATTCATCTGATCGTCCTTGAAATATTCTAAAGTTTAATCCAAATCCATCTAAATCTGTACCCTTATAATTAAAAGTTACACCTTGTGATAATAACCCACCATATTTAGTTTCTAATCCTGTTACTTTGTATTCTGGCCTCATAATATTATTCACTATACCAACTTTACCACCACCTTTTTTCAAAGATACACCAACCCATCCACTTCCATTTTTTAATGAATCCATTATCCAATTGTTATATTCATTTAATGATGTTGCTGATTTCTTAACAGAACCATATTGTAACCATATATCTGCGGGATTCCATTTATCCGTATCTAATGTTTTACCACCAAAATCTTGTTTATATAGTTTTTGTGCTATTGTATTAACTGATAATGTACTGGAATCTTTTACATATTTTATTGGTTGGTCATTGTTAATCTTTTTTATAAACTTTTCACATTGTTTGACATGAGCATTATACCAACTATCATTTTCTTCTAAAAACGCAGCCAAACCTTCCGCGGTATTCTGATTCACGCCGTCAATTTTACCATATACACTTGAATTAGAAACTAATAATGAAAGAAATTCTTCTTTATTCTTTGGGTTTCCACCATATTGCATACCACTTAAAACTAACATCCACGATAGTTCTTGATCTTTTGTCTGATTTGAACCTCTACCACCTGCAGATTTTGGCATCAATCCTATATCGTAATTATTACCTTTCCATTTCCAAGTGAACCATCTAGCTTTACTACTCATCCTTTTCGGGGCCCCTTTCCCACTCCCTGTTGGTTCTTGAACCGTATCTCCTGCATCATATGATTTTACATTAGTAGCTCCTTTGAAAGTAGTTTTAATTCTTTTAATAAACTCAACAGGGGATATATCACCATATATTTTCTTATCAACAGTTCCCTGCTGTTCTATAGATTTTATTTTTGCAAGCTTTTTACCAACATCGCTATATGAAAGTTTTTTATTCGTTCCTTCTGTAACTATTTCTTCACCTTCTCTCAAATTACCAATAAACTCATTCGTGGCATTCTCTTTCCAACCGAACTTGATTAGTGATTCTCGTAATAAAGCAAGATGCCGTGAATTGGTCATATCTGGTGCACCACCTTTACACTTACGTGCAAAATCTTTTAATATTTTATCCCAATCGTTCATAATTTTTCTGTGATATCTTCCATTTCATGATAGTTTGTCCCCTTACTTGTTTTTGTGGGAAATAACCCGTTACTCTCAATAATTTTTTTAACATCTTTTAAAAACTCAACCCCATCCTCTAAATTAAAGTCAAACAAAAATGAATCATAACTATATAAGATTAACTTACTTTTATATGATGCCATAAATGGAATAAGGTTAGTTAATATCTTCATATTGTTCTCAGTTTCCATTAACTGAATCATATAGTTAAATATCTTATTCCGATTCATATCGGCCTGGTTTTTTCTGTGTATCTTCTTACTATAAATATCAGATTGTATAAATTTTTGGTTTTTATATAGTTTCCAAATTTTATTAATATAATCATGAACTTTACCAAAAAATGGATTGATTTGAATTACTTCTTGTGGAATATGTCCATAGAGATACCTAAAAGACAGATTTTTAGACTCTTGGTAATCACATCCATAAAATTTAGACATATGCTCGTGAACCGAACCACTTGGGAATGAGTAATTTAATAATTTTCCGATTAATCTCAAGTGATATGCATCATAATCAAATTCAACCAACATACCATTTTCAAATCTACTCTTAAATGGTTTTCTTGATTCATCTGATTTATTGAGTGCTGCAAAATTCATTCCACCAAATCTATTACTTGGTCTACCTGTAGATGTATAGGGATTATACTCTGAATATACCATCTTATCATCGTGTCTCAATCCAGCACTTTCTATATAGGTTAAATTATCAATAATTTCATCATTATACTCTTGATGAACTTCTAAGTCAATATATTTTTGATACTCATTAGATAATTTTCTACATAATTCTAAATGCTTTAATAATGGAATTACACGATTTATATTTTTTGACTTATAATACTTCCTACTGAAATAATCATGGGAATTAGTACTAATATCTTCAGTAGAAAGTGGTTTATTATATTCCATATAATATTGAAGATTTATATCTATAACATTATCCCACTTAACAATATGATTTAATTGTTTTCTATCATAGACATATTTCTTACATTGTGAATTTAACTTGTCAAATAATGATAGATCAAGATTCATTGACTCTCCATGATTAAATGGCAAAATATACTCATCACCATCTATCAATTTAATATAAACGGCACACAAAGTATTCTCTAAGGGATGTAAATTAATATCGGATAATATCGGTATTACAATACAATCCGATTCTTTATACTTCTCTAAAAAACTCTCAAACTCCGCTGGGTTCTCTATTATCATTATAACCTATTTTATTCTTTACATACATAACTATCTGTTCGGCAACTGTTATATCGGTGTATTTTTCCATTCCATTAAACCCAGGTGAAGAATTAATCTCACATATTTTGTATCCATCATTATCATATAATAAATCTACACCACCTATATCTAATCCTAATAGTTTTGTAGATTCTAATGCTAAATATTCCATTTGTTCATCCAATTCTACTGGTTTTGCTTCTCCACCACGTGTAATGTTTGCTCTGAAATCTCCATCAACTGATTCTCGTTTCATGGCACCTATTACCTTACCACCCACCACAATAACTCTCAAATCTTTTCCGTGAGAATCACTAACGAATTCTTGAAGTATGATATTAAATCTATCATTTAATTGTTCCATCATATCCATTAGTTGTGAAAAGTTTCTTTTATTCTCTGCAAGATAAACACCCTTACCGTGAGTACCACTTAATGATTTAACCACGATAGGAAAACCAACTCTACTCTCTACATATTTTACATCAACTGGACATCTAACTAACATAGTTTTTGGATGTGGTATATTATTCTCAGCAAGTATTTGCATCGTATATAACTTATCTTTTACATTATCAATGGCATCTGAACTATTAATAAATAGTACACCCATTCTCTCTAAATGACGAAAAACTGCTTTTTGATAATAAGTGGTTGATGAACCTACTCTCGGAATTACAAAATCAGGTATTTGAGTATATTCATTTTCTACCTGTACTGACTTCCTATCCTCACGAGAAATGTAAATATCAACATGATTAGGATGAACCATACGACATTCAATTCCCTCACCCTTAAAACACTCGATTAATCTTTTTGTCTCGTATGATGGAGTTTCTTGAGTTGAAAATATCCAACCTTTCATTTTAAAACTACTCCCTTTTCGTGTCCTACTATAATACTTGTATCTGCCCAAGAATCAAACCCAGCTTCTTTTGCTCTAATCTGAAAACTATGATCTTCTCCATGAATTCCAACTCCATCATTTGTATGAATTGGATAAAACCAGGGATAATCTATTTTTTCAAATACACCCTTCTTAACTAACATCCAACCCATACCACTCGACCATACCTTTATAAGTTCTCCAGTTACTTCATTACTATATAACTGACGATCCTCCGTAATATTACATGCAAAACAATATGGTATATCATCTATACTATCTCCTTTAGGTTTCCTATAAATTATTGCAGAAACTATATCCTTATCGTGTTCTAATAACTTAAAAAAATCATCTGGTTTAAATACTTGGTCTGAATCTATCCACATGATATAATCATATTCCTTTTTGCCTTGCCAGGGATGTTGAGTTGGCCCATATTGAATATTTGCACCTAACAATAATCCCCTCACTTGATAAATATTAGGGATATATTCATTAATAAGTTCATATTCAATATCTCTCTTATGTAACTCTTTGGTAAGAGTAGTCCAACACTTTAAAAACCTATTTGAAAAACTATTTCCTGGAATACAAAATATTATCTTCATTTCCAATATTCCTCACTCCATAATTTAGTTGTTTCGGGAAACACATCTAACATAATTGTTTTTAATGCTATTGCATATTCTTGTATTTCCCATTGAGATGTGGGTTCATCTCTCAATTCTATAAAATTCATAATGGATTGAAATGATGCTGTCCACCATACTTTAGTGTATTGTGATAATGGTAATACGATACGAGCTTGTTCTTTTGCCATTCCAGCACTAATCATCTTATCGTAAGTATGTTCTACACTTTTCATATAATCACTATAACATAAGGCCATTCTTTTCTGTTGCAATTCATCTAATTGACCAGCACTTGCCTGTTTATTATCTTCTGATTGTTTTCTCCATATTTCAGGATAGTAAAAATCTTCTACCTCTACATATCTACCACTTATCTCATTCCATGCGTGGTCTTTAGTTGAAGATGATGATGTAGTTTCAATCCCAACGACATGCTTATATGCTTGTCTCATTACAAACTCTGGTGCCTTGATAATCATCATGGCATGTTGGTGCCTAAATGGTGAAAAGTGTTTATGTTTGATTAAGAACTTGGATAATCTCTTATCCTTATTTGTAAATTCTTCTGAACGACCACCAAATGATACTCTGGCCGCATTAACTGGAGTTAAATCATCACCGAGAGAGTCTACAATCTCAATGTAACCCTTATCTAATACTTTGATTTTCATTATTATAACCTTTGTATATATATATTAAATTAAATCTTCAAAATGTAATTAATATGCCCCAGTTGAACCACCTGTTTGAGATTGGGTGGTCGTGGTTGTAGCAGGTTTTGATTTACCACTACTCTTCTTTCTTTTCTTCTTTTTTCCACCCGTAACCTTAAAAACTTTTTCTTTTGGGAGTAACTTATTAATTCTGCTAAGTGTTTCTTCTTTTGAAGTTTTTTCTTCACCTAAATAACCTTCATCTGGATTCAATGAAAATTCTAATGATGTAAATCCTTGATTAACTGACTTTTCAATTTCATCTATATTTTTAGATTTCATTAATTCTCTATTTAAATTTAAACTCCATTTTAATTCAATTTTTTCATAAAAAGGAGTTTCTTTACTATAATCCGCTTTTGATATTTCAAAAATAGGTGAGGATAAATTATTATCTTGTTGTGCAAAATATCTCCTTACGTGACCTATTTTACGATGTTTATTATTAATTTCAAATTTATGTTTATTTAAATAATCCATTCCCTTTGATGGTTTTTTTAATTTAATATATTGACCAAATAATGAATTCCCCCTTTCCCTATCAATCACTAAAGAAGTTTCATCATGTTTATTTCCAGTCATATAAATTTCTGATTTTCCTATCCTTGAATAATGAATATGATAAGATTCTCCAACGGGAACTGTACCACCATCTTGGTATTTAAAATCACCAAACTTTTGAACTGTACCAGCATTATTCAGAATCCGTTCTTCGTGTTCTTCGGATAACTTTTTCTTTAAATCAGATACTGCACCAAACTTGTCACCAAATGTTAGTTTGACGGGGATATTAAATTTTTTACGTGATGATTTTTTCTTTCCCTTTTTCTTTTTTGGCATATTACTAATCCTTGATTTTATCCATTGAAACTCTAATTTGACCTTTTATGGTTGTTGTCCAATTAGATGAATCAATAGTGTGGCCAACTGAAAGTGACTGGAAAACAGTATACTTGTTATATCGTTGTGGTATATAATCTACCTGAAACGGGTTTCCTGGAATAATTCCACCTGTTCCATCTATTGTTATTTCTAGTTCTATTGGAATCGGCATATCTATTTTTTTGATTTTATCCGCCTCATCTGGATTCTCATCTGTATTCAAGGGGAGAGTAGTTCCATGAATGTACTCAATCATTGTGTGACCGGGTAAAACATAGTATTCAAAAGCTTCCGATAAGTTACCATCCCTATTATACACTGTGAAATACGTTTGGTCAATGAATTCCCACCAACTGTGTTCTTCCATTCCTTTAACATCTAACTTTTTCTTGATCACCAACTCTTCAAAGTTTTTTCTTGCCAAGTCTTTGGTGCGCATCGTATCGGCCTGGACGCGTTTTTGTTTTTGTTTTTCTTTTTCTTCCTGTATATCCTTTTTGGTCTTTTCCTTGGATGCTTTGTCTGAAGCTTGTGTGGCCTTTAAATAATATTTCAATAATTCCGCCATATCCAAGTCAAACTCTACACCATGTTTCGACCCAAATGTTTGTCCATTTGGAATTGCTGAATTGTCTAATTTATCACTCGAATAATACTTACCCTTTTCCAAATCCCCATAAGGATTTGTGCTTCCATAAGCATTCGTTTTACCTATCCTGTCTGGAAAGTGTACGTTAGGTTGTGATTTGTCCTTGGCACCATCCGATGACGAAAGTTTTGCCATTGCCTGCCCCTCTGGTGTTGCTGCATCTTTATTATCTGATGTTTGTGCATACATCGCTGATATTGCCATTGCATTTGGAATTTTTTGATTAAGAGTCTGAGATTTAACTATACTCTTTTCTCCCCACGAAGGAAATACAAAAAGTTTACTATCTGGATTTTCTTTGCCTTCCCGATTTTCAAGTAATGATTTAACAGTCTCGTGTGTTTGATTCGTATCTACTACCTTAGTGTTTCCTGGATTATGTATATCAGTAATCAAGTTGAAATTCCAATAACCATCTAAATCTTTAGTAAATTCATCAAATAAATTAGACATTCCATCTTTTACATTTATTGCATCGCTAAATGCATCTTCAATTAAATCATAAGATATCAAAATATTTCTTAAATATCCACCCTTATTCTTATCATTTTTATCTACTGCAAAATCCTTAAAGTAAGTTTCGTCACTTAAAGCATTTTTATGTACGTCCATAATAAAATCACCATAATCTTTTACAACCTTAATTCCGAAATGTTCCGGAGCAATCTCTCCAGCTGGAAATTGACCTGGTAAAATCCATCTATTAAAAGATGGAGTTAGTAACCATTCACTATTTCTAATTATAACTGATTGAAATCTTGCTTCAAATGGGTTATCAACTCCGTTTCCATCATTATCTTCATATTGTCCATCATCTCCTTTTAAAACTGGTTCTATACTTCTAAAAGATGAAACTGGTCTACCATTTTCTCCGGTTACTAATCCTGCAAATCTACTTAATATATTATCTTCCAAAAATCCCCAAGTAACCCAAGGACCAGCAGAAATATTTGTAAATGGTAATGTGTTATCGGCTGTCCAACTTAAAACTCCAGGTGGTTGTGTCTTGTCTCCATTTTTCCAGGCCGTACCGATTGGTGTTAAATCTTTATGTTTAGTTGCATCAAACCAAGTTGCCCCGTCTGCTGTTAAATCAAATAAAGTTTCCTTTAATCCACCAACAAAAATTTTTAATGGTGGTTGGACTATTCCCTCATCATTTACAACTTTAGTTCCTGGTGCTGCCGAATCCCCCTGTAAAATATTTACCCCTCGGGATGTCAGTGTAGTAGTGCAGTCAAATCCACCATCAGCTCTTAATGACCATTCCCAATTAGAAATAATACCAGCCATAGCATCATAATTACCTGCATTAGCAATAACTTTATCTTGGATCAAGTAATATGCCTTCCCATTAACCATATCTTTTTCATCAAACAACAATGGTGGAGTTTTCCCTGGAACACTCCAACCCCACTCTAACAAAACTCCTACACCCGTGGACATAAAATGAGGTGCTAATATTTCTAAATCTTCAAATGTCCAACAGGTCCAGTTAATTGTTGCCGTTCTTATTGCTGCTAACCCGTCTTTATAATCAATAGTTACATCTTTAATTCCTGGAATTGGTCGGTGAATTTTAACTTCACCATCAGTTCCTGTTGCTGGTGCAAGTGGACCTCCACCCCTTTCTCCCTGTCTATATAAACTATCAAAACCACTAAACATATCACCAGATTTATCTAATACACCATTTACTATTGACACAGTATCTAATCCAGGTTTTTGGCCTGTCACTAACTCTTTTTCCGTGTCCCCGGGGGGGATGGGCCCCATCTTGCTCACCATTTCTGCTGTACTATCTACGGGAGAAAACATTTTTACCCAAGTTGTTTTGGCATATGTTTCTCTTATTACATCCATATCTACGGGAGCCAATGGGTCCGAAAAATCCCTCGACACTGCTCGACTTTTATTATGTAAGGTTTTTCTTATATTTTTATGTATGGGTTGTAAACTTATCATAACCTTTATGTATCTTCATTAATTTTCTGTAAATCTTGTATTATTTGTTGAACATTTCCTGGTATTCTTAATTTCTCGTCTGGTGGTAATCCAAATGAACCATCACGAATATTATTTGCCGTTGCTATAATCCACCATAATGTAGAATCTCCATAATATCTATGTGCTAAACTTTCTAATCTATCACCATCAATAGGATACACAAATCTATCTCCATCATTAATTCTTATTTCAGGATACAATGTTGTTTTCATCACTCTATTACCAGTATCTTTATCTATCTTTATTCCTGTAAATCTATATCTACTCATAATTTATTATACTCCAAACAATTCAGTTTTGGCAGCCCAACCTGCAGGTCTTTCACCCAAAGTACCATCTTTCGAGTTATATGGTTTAAGCCATGTCTTATCTTTTCCACCAAAATCATAATGAGTACCCTGTGATGCTAATGCATGTTGACCAATATGTGTAAATTCACAACTTACATTTATTGCGTGTGGTAGTTGAAATCCTTCATCAATTTCCCACGGAGAATTATCATCTACACTAATACTTAAACTACTTAAATATCCAGGAACTGCATTATACATATCACCAAGAGTTAAATTCATAAATGGTGCTTCCATTCGCTTTCCTGATGATCCCTGTGGTTTCCAAGTTGGATAAGTAAAACCAACAAGATAATTTAATTTTT